ATGATTTTGTCAATATCTTCGTCAGATAAACCTGATGGATATTTAGGTGCATATTTACGAGTTATTTCTCTTTCTTTCTCGGTCACACTACCTAAACCTTTCATCTTTTTGTCTGAATCAATCATGGTTTTCTTACCTGCTTTTTCAGCTTTCATGACTGCTTCATACTCAGTATCGCTCACTTGTCCACCGCCTGCTTTTTGATAAGGTGAATACTTATCTAAAAGTTTAGCTTTAGACTCTTTCATTGCGGTTGCATTTTCTTTCTTAAAGAAGCCTTGTAACTTTTTTTCAGCTACAGTGCCACCTTTTTTGAAAGTACCTGAAAGCTTATTAATGCTTACAGGAGTTGAAGGCTTTTTGTTACCTTGAGGCATACTAACGGCTTTGCCTTCGTCATTTACACTACCACCGTTAGCATACGCTTTTTTTGATGCGCCACCCTTTTTGTAACCACCTGCATTACCAATAGCTACACCACCTGTTTTATAACCGCCACCGTTACCTAAGACAACACCGCCTGTTTTGTAACCACCGCCGTTGCCGTATTTAACGTCGCCTGTTTTTCCACTTGTTTTTGTAGTCTTTTCTGCTGAGTGCATTTTGGTGTTGCGATATTCACCACCTTGATTTTCGGTGTTGATGATACCGCTCTTAGCTAAACCGCCATCTTTGTAGCATGCGCCACCTTTTTTAAGACCTGCGTGTGCTTTTGAAGCAGGTTTAGATGCGTGAGCTTTTAATTCTTTCTCAACATCACCGCCTTCTTTCATCACACGACGACCTGTTGGAGCTTTAGCCATCATAGCTCTACGGCGTGAAGCCATAGAAGGACGAGCAGGAACACGAGCTACAGGAGCTGATGTTCTGCCTGCAATAACAGGTGTTGTACCTGATAAAGCATCCATAATGCCACCGTTCATCATTTTTTGCATTGGTTTGTGACCTGCGTCACCACCGTGTTTCATTTTTTTATGAGCACTACCACCTTTTTTGAGTTTGAGCTCAACGGTTGGTTCTGTGGTCATCATTTTTACCATCGGTTTAAATTGACCCATTATATTCTCCTTAAATTAATTAAGCTGTGCGTGTAAACACATAAGCGGTTGGAGAAGAAAACATAAGAGTATATCTTGCTAAACCTGTTGCACCTGCCGCTATAGTTAAGTCACCAAAAGACGCTGCTACGTCAACAGCCGCTGACGATAGAATTGCGTTAGTGTTGACTGCGATTGTTACAGCACTTGCGCCACCTGTATTGTCAATATATAAATCTAATACAGTACCTTTAACTGCGCCAATAGCGTTACCTAATGCTGTGCCTGTTGGTAAAGTGATTGTTGTAGCTGAAGCTGAAGTAGATGTGATGTAGCCTGTTGCTACTTGAGCCGCTGTTGCTGTCGCTGTTGCATTAATAGCATTTGCTGAAGTAACTTGATGTCCTTCAATAAAGCCATTTTGTGATGCTACAGGACCATTAAATGTTGTTCTTGCCATGTTAATTTTCCTTCATACAAAGTAAATGACTCGTTAGTCGTGTATGCGTCTGCTAGGTCAGTCTAACGAGTCGGAAACCCTAGATATTTATTACTTTACTACTAACTATTACACGCCTGGTGTGCCGTACATAGCACGCCAATCGGTGAAGCCCACATCGTAACGCTCTGTTGCTTTGTAACGCATTGAGTCTGTTTCGAAGTCGCCTTCCATAGTTTTCTCTAACTTACGTCTCATGAGAAGCTTCATGCCTTCAGGAGCATCAGTTTGAACCCACCATGCTGTAGCAGATGTTAAACGTGAAAGAACAGCAGCACCTTCATCGAGCAAGCCAATTGATTTAATTGGGTTTACATCGTTGTCAGCAGTGCCTGATCTTAAAACAGATTTAAGCAATACTTCAGCTTGGAAAATGTTACCAGGAGCAACTACGAGTTGTCTTGGAACTAAACGAATCTTCTTGCCGTTGTTGTCAACAGCTTGACGGATTTGAATTAACATTTGTTCAAGTGATGTTTGTGAAAGGTTAGCGGCAGTTGCTAATAAATTAGAAGCTGTACCGTTAACGATTGGGTGTGAAGCAGAGTTCAATTGAACGCCGTCACCACCAGGGTATGAAGCATTAAATGCAACGTTAAGAACGTTAGCTGATAATGTTTCTTTTGTTTCAATCAATGATTGTGCTAAATGTCTAGCATAAACTTGACCGATACGGATATGGTCACCGTCTTCAACTAAAACTTTCGTTAAAGCAAACGCTAAACCGTATACTTTGTATACATAGCGTTTTAAGAAGAGCACGCCACCTTGTTGGTACGTTACAGGTGTACCGTCAGGTAGTTGTGGTGCCGCACCGAAACCATAAAGAACAGGTTCTTCGTGGTAATTTCTTGGTATACCTTCTTGTTCACGGAAAACTCGTGACCATTCATCGGTACGTTGATCATAGACTCCATCGAAGCATTCGTTAAGGATTGGTTCAACGATACTGCGGAAGTCCGTACTGCGCATTGGAGCTGCCATGTTTTATTCCCCTTAATTAAATGCCTGGTACAACAGCAGCGATTTGACGTCGTGCTACTTGTACTCGTACGATTGTAAATGCATCACCCCAATCATTATCAGGATATGGTGCAATGTCTAAAATTTGAACTTGACCTTGTACACCTGTTGCTAATACTGTTGCATTAAGTGTAGCTTGTGACAAGCCCGTTACGTTAGAACCTGCTGCAAAGTTACTGAAATTAGCACCTAATCCAACTGATGTTTGAGCAATTGAACCTGCTGCTTGAATTTCATAGACAATGTTAGGGTCGTTATAAAAATACGCTACGCATGAACCTGTTTGGTATGCTGTGTTAGCAGGCCAATAGTTTGATACGCGACGTCTACCTGTTGTATCTGTCCATTCTACACCTGCAAATGCGCCTGATACAGGATCAGTAGTTGCATTTACGGGCTCAATTACGCCTGAACCTGCTACATAAAGTACAGGTTGGCCTTTTAGAATGTCAGTGTTGTATGCGCTTGGAATACCGTTTGCGAGTGCTTGAGCACGATCCAAACCTGAAGGATGGAACGCAGGACGTAAACCAAACGGAGCGTTTGTTGCTGACATAGATTACTCCTAGTTAATTAAAAATCTACGCTATTAAAAAATAGGCGCAGGTTTCGGTTTGTCTAAACTATCCATACCGTCACCTTCAATTTGACCTAGGGGTTTTCCGTTACTATCTCGTCCACCGAGTTGTTGCTCAGATTGAACGCGAACTTTGTTCACTTCATCCTGAGGAGCATCGTGGTGGAAATGAGTCATAATGTCTTGATACACATCTTCGGGTATCTTGAACAAAAGCATCTCATTACACGCGATATAACCTTCGTGGTCACCTGCTTTAACACGATAATTTTCAAAGCCTGGTATCTCTTCCGATTTTACGGGTTGATAACCTAGTCTAATTCTTTTATCGATGCTGTCGTAACTGTTAGTAGTCGACAACCAACACAAGTGCCACCCCTTCAAACTAGGGACGTTGGGTAGTGCGCTTTGTGTCCATTCATCTTTCCACATCTTACGACGTTCTTCGGACGATACGAACGTATCCTCGGGTGCCTCTCGAACTGAATCAAGACTCGCGCGATTTTCGCGTCCACCTGCTGATAATGATTTTTTTAAACGTGAATCCATTTTATTTTCTCCTATAGTTATCTGTTACGAGCTTCGTTAGCATAACGACGAATCATCTTCGCCCTCTTATCGGGATCATCCCACATACCTGCATCTTTCATGGCTCTGACTTGGTCAGGGGTTAAGGTAAATGTGTTTTTACCACCACTACTCGACGCGCTTTCCCGACCTGAGCTTGTAACAATGTTTCTAGGTCTCTTTGTAGATGGATTAACGCTTTTTTCTACCTCACCACTATAACGGTGCGGTAAATATTTTGCAAGTCTATTATCGAGTTCTTCCCAATATTCTTGTGTTTTAGGGTTCCAACCCTCTTCAGCCATCGCATTATCAATAGTTAATGCAATTTTTGAATCAGGATCTCTTCCATTTGGGTCATACCAAGGATTGTCAGACATCCAATCTGTCGCATAGCGCTGAACCATAGGATCAGGAGCTTGGATAGTCTGTTGTTGAGGTTGTTGAACAGATTGTCTCTTCAAACCTTCTAAAGATTCATAGCTTTTCTTAGCCTCGTACCACATTTCTTGAGCTTGAGTGAGTAAATCACCGTTACCTGTCTCTGTGGCTTCTTTAATTTTCTGTTTTGCGAACAAAATCTTAGACTCTTGGTCTTCGATTGCTTTATTTATGCGCGCAATTTCAGTTCCTTGTGTTTTTTTCTCGACAATAGCCAATCTTTCTAATAATTCTTGGTTTTGTCTCTCCAAAAGATGAAGTTTTGTGTCTTTTTCAGCAGAAACTTGCTTGTGGTACTCTTTACGAGCACGACGTTTAGCACGTTTTGCTTCGCGCATAGCTTCAGCTTCAGGGTCAACTGCACCACCTTCAGCTAATTCTTTAGCACGAGCCTGTTCGTCAGCTTCGTCACTGTCTTCATCTACTTTTGCTTCTTGAACATCAGGAGATTGAATGCTATCAGGTAGTTCAATGACTGCTGAACCATCCACTTCTTCCTTAATATCAATTATGTCTTCTTCTTTTTTATCATCGATCATACAAATGCCCTCATTTCTAGTGGATTAGATGTTAATTTCGCAATAACCTCATGGTCGTTCATCAACATAAACTGTACTACGTCGTCTTGGTTGATTTGAACTTCCCATCGGTCACCCGTCCAACGTGGAACGCGGACATAATCGCCCACTTCCACCCATGAACCTTCAGGCCATGACTCCATTGTGTCGCGTTTTTTAAACGCTAATGGACCAATTGATACTACTTTGCCTATTGGGTTCTGTGCTTTTTCTGTATCCACTGTTTCTGCGGCTAAGATGATGCCTGAAGCGGTCATCTTTTTCTTTGGTAAACGCATTTGTACTAAAATTCTTGCGCCTAACGGTACAGCACCAGGGTCTACAACAGGAAAAGCTTCCTGTACATCAGTTGCATTACCAACTACCTGTGTGTCACTCATAGTTCTTTTTCTTCCTCTTCTTTTAAAAGATTGTTAATAATATCTATCGCAGTCGATAAGCCTGCATACTCTCCGACAAGGCGTTGATAAGAATCGTAATTAGACGCGAAACCTTGCGCTAATGACTTTTCTATCTCCACCTGACGTGCTTTTACAGCATCGATAATGTCGGAAACGTACCTCATGCGTTATCTTTTTTGATAGCACTTGACTCGAAGTTGCCGTGATCGCTATTAGCTTTCGGCATTGTTGCACTTCCTTTTTCATCTAAAGACTCACCATCAAGCCATGCACCGTGATTAATACGCTTACGCATATTAACTAAGTCACCTGCTTGATCTTTATCAGTTGTTGCCATAATTACCTCCCTAAGTTACGTTGAGTTGCTTCATTTAATTTAATCGCAGTTTCGTTCTGCTCTTTACGCAACCTAAGTTCGTCAACAGTAAGTTCTGCTGTCTTCAATCTTTCGGTTGTTAAATTGTTTTCGGCATTCATCGCAATCTTGACTTGTCTATCTTTCTCGTCTTGCGTCATGTCGTTTTGTAGTTTTTGTGCCGCTATTTGTAAATCACCTTGATCACGAGCTTTACGGCGTTCTGTTTCAGCGAGTGAAGCTTGTAATAACGCTTGATCAGCAGGGTCAACTTGTGGTTTTGGAGCAAACTGTGCCATTACTTGACCTAATTGCATGAGTGCAGGTGTTACTTGCGCAAACACTTGTTGTGTATCGAGTTTTACATGATCGGATGCAACAGCCATAATCTTGTCAATCTCTTTAGCAAACTTGCTGTCTTCATATTTCTCAAGTTCAAGATTTGGATTAGCTGTGACATAACCTTGCATTTGGTTTGTATACCAAAGCATCATGTGTTGCTTGATATGCTCTAAAACTTGTGGAATAAATTTAGGAGCAATCAAGTTGTTAGAACCTAAGTTAGGATCTAGTGCAAAGTTCAAGTGTGCTTGAATGTGTGCAAGATGATCTTGTCTTGGGTATGCGAATGCAGGTTTACCTAAAGCCATCGCTGAGTTTTCATTTGCAGAATCTTGCTCAACAGGTTTAGGTGCGTTAGGCATTAACTCATTCACACCAGGTACTTTCATTTGTTTCAATACGCGTTGTAATACAGCGTTGACATCGAAAGCTTGTGGATATGTTTGCATAAGTTGTAACACAGCTTGGTTTTGAGCCATACGTTGTGTTTCTGAAAAAATATGCGGATCAGAAACAGGAACAACGTCTGAGTTACGTCTGAAGTCTTCGCGTGAAATTGGAAGCTCTTCAACCACGTCACCTTTTTTCTGTTCGTCAAGATACCAACGATTGATACGTCCGAGTACCATGAGAACGCGTTTTTGTGAATCATGTAAACGTGCGTGAATAGATGAGAATACTTTCGCACCTTGTTCAATCAACGCTTGTGTTGTACCTACAGGTGCGTTGGCATTTACGTCTTTGATCTTCTCTTCGGATGTAGAGACTACGCCTTTAGCCGCGTTGTCTAACCATCCAAGTAATTGGAATAGTACAGGTGACGGAGCATTGAATGGCATAGGCATTGCAATCTTACGAACGTCGTCAACGCCAGGTGCACCTTCTATTTCTGTGACTTGGGTAACTTCAATTTGTTGAGACTGACCGCTAATTTTAGCGCCTTTGAGCTTAAGCATTGTAGCGGAATTATTAATATGAGCAGTGTCCAATAAAGCACGAAGAGCGCCTGTGAGAGCAGCACTAAGCCCGCCAATAAGATGAGGCAACCCAATTGCATAAGCACCTCGCCAAGGGATGAACTTAAACTCGATAAGCCAATCCAACTTAGTAAACGTTTCATC